CCTCTTGATATTACAGATGTGTTCAGCACTTATTTGTATACTGGTAATGGCTCTACACAAACGATTACCAATGGCATTGACCTTGCTGGCGAAGGCGGCATAGTCTGGACTAAGAGCAGAAGTGATACAGGGGATCACAACTTATTCTTTGAGAACGGCTCAAATATTGACTTAGTTAAACCTAATAAGACTGACAGTGCATCCCTTAATATGGGTCAGTACGGTGTTTCCTTTAATAGTAATGGCTTTTCTATGGCGGGTCTTTTTGCTCCCGACACGGTAGACATCGCCTCTTGGACATTCCGCAAAGCCCCTAAGTTCTTCGATGTGGGAACAATATCTTTTGATGGTAGTGGCGTTGGGTCTTACAGTCATAATCTTGGCAGTGTACCGGGTATGGTTATACTTAAATTAACAAATACAACAGGTGATTGGTTTGTTTGGCACAAAGACTTAACATCTCAAAACTACGCAATGTTTCTTAACGCCACTGCCGCAAGCTCAAATCAAGGCGGGTGGGCTACATACACGGATACAGCGGTTAGCTTTGACAGCAGCGTTTTTGCTAATGACACAGCGGTTGTTTACGTCTTTGCACACAACGACGGTGACGGTGGGTTCGGCCCTGATGCTGACCAAGACATTATCAAGTGTGGTAGTTATACTGGTAACAATGGACAACCGCATCACGTTGAATTAGGGTTTGAACCGCAGTGGCTTTTAGTTAAAAACGCTGACTTAAATACAGGTGGTACATGGTGGTCAGTAGTTGACATAATGAGAGGTATGGCTGACACCAGCATTAAACTCTTAAAGGCAAACACAAGTGATGCCGAAATAAATGAAAATGCATTTACTCCCACAGCTACAGGTTTTACTGTTACTAACAACAACGACTTTCAAAATAACAGTACCAATAAATACATCTACATCGCCATCCGCCGTGGCCCTCTTGCTCCACCTGAGAGTGCGACTGAGGTGTTTGATGTGGGTTTAAGGAGCGGCTCAGGCTCAGATGCAAACACATCCAGTGATATTCTTACTGACGCATCTATAATAATGCGTAGAGATAGTTCTGTTGAATACAATCTTGCAGGTACAAGGCTGCAAGGGCTAAATAACTTGTTCCCAGAGTCAACGTCTGCGGAAGGAGCGGGAGCCATTGACGGTTGGGACACTATGGCGGGTTTAATCGTAAATGGCGGTAACGGCGCTGTAAACACAGGCAACTTAGTAGACTATAGCTGGAAACGTGCGCCCGGCTATTTCGACGTTGTGGCATACACGGGTAACTCAACAGCAGGACGTACTGTAAGCCATAACCTTGGTGTTGCACCTGAGATGATGTGGGTGAAGGGTAGAGATGTTGTTGACCACTGGCATGTGTATCACGCAGCTACTACCGCAGATAACTATCTACGCTTAAATGACACAGGTTCAGCCACTGATAGTGTTACTGTATGGAACGACACAGACCCCACAAGTTCTGTATTTACTGTAGGAAATAACGGTGGCGTAAATGGATCAGGTGACACCTACATAGCCTACCTCTTCGCAAGCCTCCCCGGTATATCGAAGGTGGGGAGCTACTCGGGTGATGGGACTACAGACGGCTCTAAAGTTATTGACTGTGGCTTTACCAGTGGTGCTAGGTTTGTGCTAATTAAAACGTCCAACACCGCAGGTGATTGGATGGTGTACGACACAGTAAGAGGTATTGTTGCTGGAAATGACCCCGTTCTATCTCTGAACAACACAGCGGCAGAAGCAACAACCTATGACAACCTTATCCCTAACTCGTCAGGCTTTGCTGTAATACAAAACACTGATGGTGCGTACACTACAAATGAAAGTGGCCACGAATACATCTTCTACGCAATCGCATAACACACGGCAGTACATAAAGGAGAACACAACATGTATGCTAAAATTAACGGTGGGACAGTAACACACTTCCCGTACACATTCGGTCAACTACGCAAGGATAACCCTAACGTGTCGTTCCCCAAGAACATCACAGCAGGTGTCATGCAGAAGTTTGGCATGGTGGGTGTACTAGAGGGTGCTAAACCTACACCTACAGCTTACCAGACAGTACAGCGCAATGCTCTGCCTACACGTCCTGTCATTGGTCAGTACACAGAAGATGATGCACCTATGCCAGACATGGTTGGTGAAGACATCATCGCTGGCTACTGGATGATTGACTACACAGCAGTAGACATGTTTGCTGACACTACAGAGACAGACGAAGATGGTGTAGAGACTACAACTACTAAAGCTGAACATGAGGCTGCATATCAGGCTACCCTTGACGCTAAAGCAGCTGAGGCTGTACGTGCTAAACGTGATACTTTACTTGCTGAAACAGACTACTTAGCATTGACAGATAACACATTGGATGATATAACTACTGCTTATAGACAGGCTTTACGTGACATCACAGATCATGCTAACTTTCCTAACTTGGAAGATGCTGACTGGCCTACTAAGCCATAGCCTATAAGGAACGTTTTCAGTGTCAGAGATTAAGTTAACTACAGAAGAGCTAGAAGATATGCTAGATCGTTCAGCTAAGCGTGGGGCTAAGTTAGTCCTGCGCGAGTTGGGCTTGCAGGATGAGACAGCTGCTGTAGACATCCGTGAGATCCGTAGCTTGCTTGACACTTGGCGTCAGACACGCTTGAGCATATGGAATACGTTTGTAAAGATAACAACCATTGCTGTGTTTACCTTCATCGGGGCTGCAATCTGGATGAAACTAGGTAATTAATAAGGACTATTATAATGGCTAAACGATTTGGTGGGTTTACACCTGAACAGATGGGTAAGATTATACCTGAGATGCAGGGTATGCAGGCTGATGAGCAGGCTAAGTTCTTAGCATCTCAACCTGGCGCTGCAGCACGTGTTGGTAAGATGGCTGAACTAGCGCAGAAGCGTATTGGTATGTCTCCTAGTGGTTATGCTGTTGGCGGAACTGCAACACTTGCTACACAGCCTGTACAAACGGCTGCTGGTACTACATATAAAAACACATATACAGGCGGTGTAGGTGCAAAGCCATCGCATTCTACAGATAATGATAAACCAGCAAACACACCTAACACTACTGGTGGGTTTAATATGAGTCAGCCTACTACTACTACTGTTCAACCTACTGGTGCTCAGCCCTCTACTAGCTATACACCTATAGAAGGTCTACCTGCTGCACCAGAAAAGATGTACACTGATAGTGCCTCTGCTATTGATGCTGCCTTTGAAGATCCTAAATGGAATGAAGGTACTACAGGAGTTAATCTCGACCTTGCCCATGATAAAGCATGGTCTAAAGCTACTGTAGGTGATTATGAAGCTAATACTACTATTAAGGAAAACCCAGACGACTATAAGTTGGTTCCCAAGGGTAAATACTGGTCTATAGTATATCCTGATGGTACTTCTATTGATACTAGGCATCGTAACCTCAACTACGCCACAGGACGTGCAAACGCTTTAGCTGCTTCATTTAAGGCTGCTGGTTCTATATCTACTCAAGAACAAGTAGATGCAGCTGCTGCACAGTATCAACAACAGCTAGACTTGTACAAACAGGGACAGTATGCGCAAGCAGGCGAAGCACTTACTGATGTAGGAGCTTCACTAGACACGGCACAGACTGCTGTATCTCAAGAGCAGGGTACATTAAACTCTCTGTCGCAACAGCTGTCTAACCTTCCTGCTGATGACCCTCAACGTGAAGTAATGCAGAAGCTCGTAGACGATCAACAGATCAAAGTTACTGTAGCTAAAGCTAATCTATCACAGGCTAGTGCAAACGTAGCACGTGTAGGTACACCTAGCACTACAGAACTACAGGCTGCTGCTCTTAGTGATCCTATGTCTATGACTACTAAGGCTGATGTAGCCCTTACCTCTGAGGCACAGAAGGCTGAGGGTATGATTGCTGCAGGTACGGGTCAGGCTGCTGCATTGGCTGATACTGCTGCACAGACAGAGGCTGACATAGCTGCTAATGCACCCCTAGCAGAAGAGTTTGAAGCTGCAGGTATGACACCTAAAGAGGCTGCTGCTGAAGTAGCTAATGTCATGTCTAAGCTTACTGCTGTAACTGGTAAGCCTAGCGCAGAAGCATTAACTCA